ACTTCGGATCTAGAAAAACGTTTTTGGAAAAACGCTGAGATAGGCAACCTCCAAAAGCACGCACCGTTGGGTAACATGATATTAAAAAGGAGCGCACGTCCTGAGATCGAAGTAACCCCAAAGACCACGCAGTCTTCAGAATCTTTAGAATAGTTTTTGTCCAAATCATAAAGATACTCCTTCCTTACTTTGCAATAGATAGGTGGTATGTTTGCATTTAAATAAGCCATAACACATTACTTTATATTTCCCCAATTAGTTCCAAATTCATAGTCAACTTTATTAGGTATTTCCAAATCAACAGCTTGCTCCATGATTTCTTTTATTTTAACAGCCTGACTGTCTGATTCAATAGAAAAGTCTAATTCATCATGAATTTGTATATGTCCCAGTATACCTTCTTTATATAATTCTAACATTGCTTTTTTTGTCATATCAGCAGCTGATCCTTGTATTAGCCTATTTAAAGCTTTATAAGTAAATGCTCTTCTTGTAGGATTTTTCCACCAGTAATTTCTTTTACCTGTTTTCTTTCCTTCAAGATCTAATATTTCTGGACCCATTTCTTGTAGTTCCAACATTCTTTCGTGATCCTCTGCAGGAACAAATGTACCCCAATCTGAACCACGTAATACTGGTTCGTATTTTGGAAACCTACAGCGTCTACCTAACAAAGTTTTAATCTGACCCTTTCCTTGAGCAGCATTCATTACTTTGTTCATCAACTGTTTTACAAAAGGAACCCTGGTGTGATATTTTTCAAAAAGTTCATTTGCTTTCTCTTTGGTAACACTTAATTCTGTTTGCAATTTATTTTTACCCATTCCATAAAATAAACCTAAATTAATTACCTTTGCTTGTGATCTTGGTATTTCTGCCATATCAGAAACTATCTTATGAAAGTCTGTTGAGGGGTCATTTTCATACGAATCAGCAATTATATTAACAGAGGGTAATTTAAATTTTAAAGCGTAGTGCGCTACAAGTCTTGGTTCTTGTTGCGAATAATCAAAACAACCCCACTTACAACCATCTTCTGGTATAAATAATGATCTTATCATAGGACCGGTGTCCGGATCCCTAGCTGGTATCTGCTGTAAATTTGGATTAGTATAGCTAAATCTACCAGTAACCGTGCCACCGTCATCAGATCTAATTTGATTTATCTCAGCATGAATCCTACCGTTGTGTTCATATTTAATTATCGAATCAATAAAAGTAGTTCTTACTTTATTTATTTTTCTAGCTTCAGCTATTTTCTTTACTAAAGGATGAGGATGATTTATAAGAAAATTTTTGGTAAAAGATGGTTCATCAGATTTTGCAGTTCTTGAATAAGGTAGTTTTAATTTGTCAAAAAGTGTGGCGATGCTTCTTGCAGCCATTAATTGAATATCTATGTTACTTTCTTTTTTTATCTCTCGGAGTATTAATTCTTCTCGGTATGCTAAGTCTTGCTTTACTTCATGGGCTTTTTGAGCGTCGACTCTTACACCAAGAAATCTCATATCCACCAAACAAGGAAATAGATCAGTCTCCAAACTAAATACAGACTGTAAATCTTCTTCTATAATTATTTTTTTAACCTTATGCCAAAGTTCTAATGTGAGCTCTGCATCTTTTTCTGCATAAGAGCCCACTTCCATAGGGGGTAGTCTCCACATATCTGCTTTTGGATCTAGTCCTCTTTCCTTTGCAGCTTTTATTAATCTAGATTCATTTTTACCTTTTGATAAATGATGCCAAGATAAAGTATTTAAAGTGTAAGAGTATCTGTTTTCATCAATTAAAGAAGACGCAATCATTGTATCTACTATTAAACCATTGATTTTTATACCTAATTTACGTATCCAACATACGTCATACATGGCGTTATGAAATATTTTTGTAGCTGGTGATTCACAAACATCTTTAAACCACAACAAAACTTTATCTTTATCCATGTTGGGACCTTGTTCATGAGCAATTGGAAAATATCCTTTATAGCCATCAACAGCAACTGCTATGCCAACAACATATCCATTTCCAATGACAGAGCCTGATCCTCTAGATTTTAAATCTGGATCATAAGTTTCTAAGTCAATTGATATTTCAGAGGCATCTCTTAAATCAGGAAACTCCTCTGGCTGTAACCATTCTGTTTCAGGTAATATCATTTTTTATCTTTCAGTTTTTTGATTTCTAAGTCGCAATAATGTTTGATCTTTTCTAAATCTTCTATACCATTTTTGTGTAGATATCTACAAACATATTTAACAACGTTACCCTGGAAAAAGGATAAATCATTTTTTGAAATAAATTCGTAGGGTTGTATACGAAACCTTTTGTAGTGACTCCCGCCTATCTGTCGTTGTTGAGGAAATGCATCCTTAAATATATCTTTATTTGTCATAATTGATACTCCTTTCTTTTTACTTTTGATTTTAATTTATATAAATTATTTCTTGCTCTTGTTATACCGACGTACCATACTCTATGTTCTTCATCTCTTTTATTTACACTTCTTTTAATTGACTTTTGTATTTTAGATCCTTGATGCAGGGCTAATACTACATTATCAGCCTCACCTCCTTTTATAGCGTGTATAGTTGATAAAAATATTCTAGCATCTTCATTTAAGTTTTCATTGTTCTCCAACATATTTCTAATGTAGATTCTTTCTTTTTCTGGTGCAGCTGTAAAAACTTCATACCATTTTTTATTTTTGTCCCAAAATTTTGCATGAGGTATATATTCTTTTATATATTTTACATCTTGATCTTCCATTTTTTCGTCCTTACACCATCTGGTGTACGCTAAAGCTGCTTTATATATTCCTACTTTATAACTTTTACCTTTATTAGTTTGATAATATAAATTTCTTTTTACTAATTCTTTTGCAATATTTAACAATTCATTTCTGGTCCTTGTTAATATTAACCACTTTCCTTTTGCTAAATTAATTTGTCCAAGATTAGATATATGTATAGTGTGACCTGTATAATTTCTTGACTTATAATATTTACCTTTCCTGATTCCATTTATTCTCATTATAGGAAATAATGATTCCATTTGAACTGCTTTTGATATACGTCTTGATTGCACTAAGACTCTTTCTTCTGCCTTTTCATTTATAAATCTGTTGACATCTGCGCCGGCCCACGCAAAGATAGCTTGATCATCGTCCCCTGCAAGATAAATGTCTTTACTTTTTTCTTTTAGTTTGTCGTACAATTTCCATTGTAATGGAGATAAATCTTGTGCTTCATCTATAAATACTACATCAAAATTAGGAATTTTTTCTAACACATTATTTATTATGTCATTGAAGTCATACAGTTTTGCAGTCTTTTTATACTCTAGAAAATTATCATATATATATTTTAAAGAATGCCATTTTACTTCTTTTCTATCGTGTTCATTTCTGTCAAATTCTTCTCTAATAGTTATGTCTCTATTTATAGCTCTTCCTATTATTTGAAAATATGGATTTTTATGTGTTAAAAAATGTGTTTCTTCTTCATTATATTTGTCTGTGTATTTAACTCTAATTCCAAGTTGTTTACCTAAATCTTCATAATGATAAGGCTGCATAATATTTTCTTCTTGAAGTCCTAAAATATTAAATGCAAAAGAATGAAGTGTTTGAAAGTGAACTAATTTTTTATCTTCAATTGGCATTCTTTCTTTCGCCTCTTTTGCTGCCTTTCTTGTAAATGCAAAGTATCCTATCTTATGTAAAGGTGTTCCTATTCTTACATAAGCTTTAGCTCTATTTATTAAACGATGTGTCTTACCAGTGCCGGGTGGCCCATATATTTTATATATCATACTATGTCCTCTTCCTTTTCAAATTCTAATATTTCTGATGGTGGTTCATCTTCTTCAAATTGTTTCATGTCAACAGAAATACATCTAACAGCTGATTTATTTATTTTTTTCTGAACTTTCTCTGCTTTGAAAACATCTATAACCATAGTCTTAGTTTCATTTTCATCCATCCTCCATTCATTTCTTTTAAGTTCTTCATAAAATTTATGAAATAAAAAATAAGCTTTTTCACTGTCAACAAAAACTGATCCACTTTTAAAACCATTTAATGTTGTAGTTCTGACGTCATTTAAATAATCTCTTAAATGTCTAAATAATATTCCTGCAGGTTGTGATTCGGGATCTGGTGTTTCTACATTTAATTGAGACCATAGATCAGATACTATGTCTTGAAAATCTTTTGCTTTTATAGGTGGCGGAACTATATTTGTATGTTCAGCTATCAACGCTCTTAATCTTCTTTGTTCTATAATTTGTTCTACAACTTTTGCATGAATACTTTTTATTTTACCACTTGGTTGTTTTACATATAAAAAAAATTTTGGGTGAGGTCTGTAGTCCATTTTAGTTACACTGATTATTTCTGGCCAGGATGCGTTAAGTTGTTTTCCTACACCAAACTTTCTACGTAGACATGTGTTCTTTATACATTTATTTGATATTGGATCTTCATTACAAGTGTATCCGGCAGTGTCACCTTTCCATGCTTTTATTTTAGATTTAACTTTATCATCCCCCCATATGTTATCGTATTTAATATACTCTCTTGCTTTTTGTAAAACTCTATCCTCCCATTGATCTGGATATTTTCTTTTTGCAAACACCATGTAGTTATATAAAAATCTATCTCTTTCATCTGGTAATTTAATACCAGTTTTTTCAATGTCTCCACAAATTAAACCTAAACAAGGTGGTCCATCTTCAAATTCAGGTGATTGATTTTTTAGCTCCCGGTTTATTAGTGTTGTACCTAATTCTTTCAATTGATCAGAGGACTGTGAATTTAAATTTACAACTTTTATAAAAGTTTCAAAATCTATTTCTTCACCATCTGGTTTTACAGCTACTCTATCTTTTTTATTGTAATAAGGTAGATTAATAAAATTTCCTGATGGTCTTTTACCATCGCTGGAATCCAGTGAGGTTTGCTTTGGATATATTTCTGTCTTAGAAGGCAGCCCAAATATAAATAATAGTTTTTCCAAAAACTCTCTTATCTCTGATGCTTTTATTTTTTCTTTTGCAAAAACATATAAATGTAATCCACCACTTTTAGATTTGACTGGAATTACAGGTAGATTCTTTTCATCTATAATTTTTAAATATTTTTCTAATTTAAAATTTGTATAATTTTTAGGATCAATATCTATGGCACCAAATATTGCCTTACCTTCATCATCGCACGGATTTATGCCAATAGATTTTTTACCTGATAAATGCTCTTCATAATCCTTATTTGAAATTTCTTTTTTAGCCCAGCCATAATCTTTGTGATCAAATTTTATTTTTCCAAACTCATCTTTGTATCCATTTTGTACGTTGCAGAAACCATAATTACGTTTTAATCCTGTGAAATATTTTATAAATTCATCCATAATAATTTGGGCGGGTCCACTCTCGCTTCCCCGCCCGACTGGCCAGCGTACTTATTAAAGTACTCTGTTAGATAACATCTCCTCCACTGGAGTTGTTATCATATTTTGGTTTAGCAGAACCTTTAGCTACAGTTTTTTGTAACTCTTGTGCTGCTACATATAAATCAGCGTCAGATTTATTTGATACATCTAACATTCTAACCTTAGATGGCTTGTATACATGCCAACTTTTGCTTCCTGCAGTTTTACCAACTGTTTTTAAGTTGAATAAAGCTGAGTAGGCTGCTGGTTGAAATGTGCCTTTATCATCTGACACTCTTAAATTAGTAATCAGATTGTTTAGCTCCCTTGCAGGTGACAGGTTAGATGATCTCATTGTGATAACAGCTGGCCTTGATTCGCCATCCATTAAAACAATTACATAGAAGTAGGCAGTTTTTTCAACATAGTTTCCGTTTGGTAACCTGTATCTACCGTTCCTTTCTTCTACCGCATCTGTTGGAATCTGCATGTGAGTTCCAACTGGTGCCGACGCACTGTCTCCTCTTTCTTGCCACTCAGGGTATCTAGTTTGCACGTGAGAGACGACAACGTCTATACCTTTTCCTTCACCATCTATAAGTGATCCAAAAGAAGATGCATAAATCATACCAGGTTTAGATCCTTGTACATACTTTGCATCTCTTTCATTACACTCTGGAGATAGTTGATGAAGAATTTTCAAGATAGGTGTAGATACATCATCTTGTTTTATCTCCTCCGCGCCTTTTTTAGAGTCGCCTCTTAGGCTTATTGTAGCTAATGCACCTGCATCAGCTTTCTTTGCTAATTGACTTTCCATATGACCTCCTATTATTTTATTAGTCTATTAGGTTATTTTTTACTTTTTACTTTTGTTTGATTTCCATCAAACGTCCAAAATAGTTCTTCGGGAATTTCATTACCTTTACTCTTAAATTCCTCCATAACTACTTTGAGAGTCGAGGGATGAACTGATTCTTTTTGAGAGGGTTCATACCCTTGACCCTTTGCAAGGGTAGCATACGCCATTGCCTTGTTTTCTTCGCCACGGCCAAAAGTAACGGTAATATCGTTTTTAACAATATCACCATAGCCGTTATTTCGAAGCCATTGAAGTGCCTCTGCTTTTTTATCAGCTTTTATTGTTGCACTAAATACTTTTTTAATTGAAAGTTCTGATCCATCTTTTAACTTTAAAGTAGATAGATTCATCTTATCCATCATTTCTGGAATTACTACACAACTAAAATGTTTTTCATCTTTTTTTAGATCTTTTACTTGTGCTTCTAATGTATCAATTTGATTTTGAATAGATTTTAATTTTTCTATTTCTTCAGATAGTTTAACAGGATCAATTATATCGCTCTGATCCGGAGCATCGCCTCTTAAGTCAATCATTTTCTTTCCTATATATATTTTTATTAGTTTAATTTATTTAATAGCACTTGTGTATATAGACAACTTTAAAACTATGTCAACTACTTTTGATGAATATTTATTTCTATTGAATAATATGTTTTTTCTTGACGGTCCCATTTTAATAGTTTGAATTTTCCATTAGTTATGTCACAAACAATTGAACATACTACACCTATAATCGCTGGATCTCCGGATAAAAGAAGATAATCATCTTCTGTAAAGTTCTTTAGAAGAGTTCTAAGTTTTATAATTAAAGGTCCTGGTGATAGAATCATCTGTGAAAATTCCGGTAACACAGTTACAATATCACCATATTTTTTAGCGCCTAAAATATTATACTTTGGTTCACCTTTTGCGGTGCCTGGTATTTCTTGAGTTAAATATACTTTTGACATTGACTTTTTTCTTTCAACCTATATATAGGATATTAGAAAGAAAAGTAAAGTATGTTTTATAAATTTAAGACTAAGCCGTATCAGCATCAGCTAGATACTTTAAAAGATTCTTGGGACAAAGAAAACTTTGCCTATTTTATGGAGATGGGTACAGGTAAATCTAAAGTCCTATTAGATAATGCAGCTATGCTATATGATAAGGGGCTTATTAATGGATTATTATTGATAGCACCAAAAGGTGTTTACAAAAACTGGTATGATTCTGAGATACCTGCACATTTACCGGATCATATAGAAAAGAAAATGGTGCTGTGGAAAACATCAGATAAATCATTAAAACAGAAAAAATTGTTAAATACCTTATTTGAAACTGGCACAGATTTTCATATTTTAATTATGAATGTAGAGTCCTTTTCTTCTGGTAATGGCGGTGATTTTGCATATAAATTTTTATCTTGTCATAAAGGTATGATAGCAATTGACGAATCAACAACAATTAAAACTCCTACTTCTAAAAGAACTAAAAATATTTTAGCATTAAGATCTCATGCGAAATATAGAAGAATTTTAACAGGATCACCTGTAACTAAATCACCTTTAGATTTGTTTAGTCAGTGTCATTTCCTTGATCCCTGGCTCCTGAATCATCAATCTTTCTACACGTTTAAAGCAAGATATGCCGTCACTAGAAAAATACAGGTTCAAGGTAGACAAGTAGAGATAGTTGTAGGTTACAGAAACTTGGCTGAATTATCTGAAAAAATAAAACCTTTTTCAAAAAGAATATTAAAAGAAGATTGTCTAGATCTACCACCTAAAAGTTACATTAAACATACAGTTGAGCTAACTAAAGAACAGAAAAAAGTTTATGATCAGATGAAAAAAGAAGCAGTGGCTTTTCTTGACGGTAAAATGCAATCATCTGCAACAGTTATGACTCAATTAATGAGACTGCATCAAATAACTTGTGGTCATTTTACAGCTGATGATGGAACTATAAAAGATCTTCCTTGTAGTAGATTAAGTGAGTTGATGAGTATATTAGAAAATGTAGAGGGCAAGACTATTATATGGTCTCACTACACTCATGATGTAAAAAGAATAATTGCAGAAATAAAAAGAGTGTATGGAGAAGAATCTGTTGTAGATTATTTTGGAGAAACAGATCAAGAAAATAGGTCAATTAATATAAAGAGATTTCAAACGGATGACAAGTGTAGATTTTTTGTAGGAACTACACATACGGGCGGGTATGGTATCACATTAACAGCTGGTAGTACAATGATTTATTTTTCAAATGGTTATGATTTAGAAAAAAGACAACAGTCAGAAGCAAGGATAGATAGAATAGGTCAAACTGAAAAAATGACATACATTGATATTTTATCTCAAGACACAATTGATGAACACATTGTAAAAGCTTTACGTAATAAAGTTAATATTGCTAATACAATTATGGGTGAAGATATAAAAGATTGGATTTAAAAAAATCCTTTGTCAAAAACTTTTTCCAACAGCAGAAGTGATACTGCCCCAACAGTACCCAATAACACCCAATAGATCTTGTCTATCTTACCGCCCAAATCGTGTATACCATCATGCATATGTTGAACATCTTTTTTTAATCCTGTTATATATCCGTATATGGAAAGCAAATGCTCTCTTGTTGTTTTGGGTTTTAACTTATCACCATTAGGCATTATACTAATCCTCTTTGTCTTAATCTAATCTGTTTCTCTTCCTCTGATAATAAAGCGTTTTCAATAGGCGTCAATCCCTGATTCGTGACGCCCGGAGCCGGTGCCATGGCTGTCTGTACAACTGCCGGACTCGGCATTGGTTGTTGTGGTAACGGTAAAGATGCTACAGGTTCTGATTCATCTTGTAAATAATCCTCTACATTTATAAACTCATCAAAGTCGTCCTCAAAAGATAAACTTTTTAAGTCTAACACGATATCGTTAATATCCATCAAGGCTTCTAAATATGGATTCGATATACCTAGTTTATCAGATCCCTGTCTAAATTCTCTTTTAATGCTATCTGAAATAGTATATGGATCAAAAATATCATTATTCAATCTATTGAAATCTTTTGTTAATTGTCTTTCTCTAAATTCTTTTCTTAATTCAAAATCATCCACACCTAATAATTCAGCAGCTTCAATATCTTTTTTTAATTCTTTTTGAACTAAAAATTTTGCTTTATTAGCTTGTATAAATCTTCTTATAATATCGTTGGGTGTTTTTATTCCACCCTTTAATACTGATTCTTCACCACCTGTAAAAAGTCCTCTTGCTTCTCTAATTCCTTTTTGATATCCAGCTAACTTAAATCCCATTGATTTTATCGGATCTACTTTAACTTGTCTGTATCCTAAAAAACCCGTAAGTTCATCAGGCAATTCAAAAAATTCACCTCTTTCAGAGGGTTTGTCTGTAGCAGCCTGATAAATTCTTGTAAGTGTTGGATATGAAAAAGGAATTAATGATTCGGCAACGTGATCAATGCTATTTTTAATTGCAGTTCCAGGTTCCGTTTTAAATTGTGTGTCAGTATATATTTGTCTTCCATCTCTGGTTCTTCCTTCTCTTACAAATATGTCTGCTAAAGCCTGTGTATAAATAGCCTCTGATACAAAAGGTGACGCAAGTTCTCCTGCAGATTCTGCCATTCCATTTAACAATCCTTTCATTAAAACATCCTCATCAGTTATACCTTGTTGAATATTATTTAATAAAGTTTGTACAGGTCTTATTGCAGTGTCATATGCGTTTCCGTGACTAAAATCCACATATTTTAATTCACCTGTTTCTTCATCTCTAATTGGTAAAATTGTAGAATTTTTAGACCACTCAGGTAAATATCTTTTTAAAGCATCTAGTTCTTCATTAGTTACATCATACAACGCTTGAAATCCTTTTTGCACTCCGTATGGAGCTGCAGCTAAGACTGTTGTTAAACCAAATAATCTTTTGAATCCAATAGATCTAAGAGCAGGATCTTGTATTTCTTTAATCCCTCTTTGTGCAATATTTGTAGTTGTTCTTAAAATTTCTGAAGGAAACGACATAAATGTTCCAAGAGGTAAACGTCTTAATAGTTTCACAGTGTCTGATACATATGCATAATTAGGCACTGTGTTTCTGACAATATTAGCCGCCTCTTGATCTAAAAAATCTTCTGTTACTTCTCTGCCTACTTTTTGATATGCTGTTTTTAATCTATTTCTTTCAATTGCAAAATTAGCAATTTTAAAAAAATCATCCTCTGCAGTATATAAATCCTCTGCAAATTTCATTCCTTTTTTAGCTCCTCTTTTACCAAGACCAAAAAGTTTTCTACCTAAAGAAGATAAAGGTTTATCTAAATCTATGTTGTCTCCAAATCTTACATCTTTTAAAAGATTTTTTATGTCTCCTAATTGTACTTGTGAATTTACGACACCTAATCTTAGTAATTTTCTGTATCTAATATTTGCCGCTTCTGATCGGGTTCCCACTTGTAAAGGACCAAACGCTTCAGCAAAGGCTTTTGCTGTTTGCTTTGGATTAGTTACCATATCTACCATCACACCATTTGCCGCTGAAAATCCTGTTGCAGAAAAAAAATTTCTAAAGTGTGTTACGGGTGATAAAATAGTTTTTGCTATTTGAGCTAATCCTTTTGGAGCAAGTAATAAATTTCTCCATGCAAAATTAAAAGCTCTAGCTGCAACATTTTCAGTATCAGCATCAAATAAAAATTTAAATGCTTTTTGTGATTCTCCTAAAGCTTCTGCAATTGCTTTAGACGTATACATACCTTGCATTGGATTAACCACATATTCATCTTTAAAAAATGGGGATAAATATTTATCTAATTCTACAATATCTTGATTTGGCAAAGCTCTTTCAGCTTTTAAATTTTTAACTTCATCCGCAGTGAAAAAAAATCCTCTTTCTCCTACTTCTGTTGCATCTGTAACAGCCGCTTTTACAGCTGCATCGTTTTGCAATAATCTTTCTAGTAATTCATTTTTTCTAGCAACACCAGATAATTTAGTCATGCCATTGTAAATAGAAAATCTTGGATCTTCCATTTTACCAAAATATTCTCTAAAGACCTTGCTACCTTCTCCAACAACCTCAGAAACTTGTTGATCACCAATATCTCTTGTAACGATTTGTTTAAAGTATTTTCTAGTGGACACATCATCAGCCATAGGCGTTAAACTTATGTATTTAAAAAAAGGTAATCTACCTGGAGTTTTTTGATTTAATGCACTTTTATAAAGATTATTAACTAGTGTATCTGCTTCCAAATCTGTCAAAGTATTTTTTGTAGGATCAAAATTAGGATTATTTCTATTGGCAAATCTATGATATCTTTTAAATAATTCTTTTACATTTTGTGTTGCTTCATCTGTAGGTTTATATCTTAAAAATGGAATGGAAGATTTATCTTCAAATATTCTGTAAGTATCACCTAAATAATCTTTAGCTCTAGATCCTATTAATGTTTTTAATTGTGCTACATCTTTTGGTGCGTTTGAACTAGCATTAATTAAATCAGAAAACACTTGTCTAGCGTCTTTTAAATTTTTAAAAATATTTTTTACACCTTCATCTTTTAAACCTTTTGTCTTTAATGTATTAGTTAATTTATCTACAACTGTTTCAGATATCTCTTCATCTAAATTACCATCAAATAATGCATCATTTATGTTTTTTAGTATTTTGGCTTTTTCTTTTCCTGTAGATTTACTAAATGTAGTTTTTAAAGTTGGAAACATTTTATCTATTTCTCTATCTAAATTTTTTACTAATTCCATAGCTCTATTGGTATCCGCCATACCTGCTCCTGTTTCAGCCATAGTCTCTTCAAATATTTTTTGAGGTTTTGCACCTCTTGCTCTTACAGTAGAAAATACTTTATTAAAAAATTTATCTAATTTTGAATTACTAAACTCTATATTTTTGCCTCTAGTTGCTGCAGTTTTAATTCCTCTTGCTACTCCATATACAAGGGGAGTTACAAGTAAAGATTCACTACCAAACTTAACTCTATTTAAAAGTTTTCTACCTGCATCCTCTCTGCCACCTTCATCTGTAACTTCTGTAAGTTGCGTTGGACCTGTTTCAAAAGCATCTCCTATGCTTCCAATATCTTCAACATCAGCCACAAATGCCTCTCCTGCTGCACCACCGGCTACTCCTGCTACAAATCTTTTTCTTCTTGCTTTTTTGTTTAGATCGTTAGTTTTATTTAAGGCTCTAGTTACATTAGGACTAGTTAGGTTTGCATAGTTACCAGCTTTCTTTGCCTTAACTGCACCGCTTGCTAATTTAAATCCTACAGTTCCAGGTATACCTATTTGAACTAAAGTCTCAGTTAATCTACCAATTGCTCTATCATCTGCTACATCTTCAAATACATTAATTGCATCAAATGTTTTTTCTACTTTCGCTGCTGTGTTTGTGTCAAAACCAAGATCAATTAGTTCTGCACCTAATGATATTACTCCTTCAGGAACTTTAATTAAACCAGATGCAACTCCTGCTAAAGCTGATACAAGAGCATTTGTTTCACTACCTTGTTCTTCATCAATAAGATTAAAGACATCGTATTCTTGGAATTTCGTTGTCACTTAACCCCCTAATAAGTAACGTAACTACCGTCTGCGTTTACCTCAACTGCAACATTATTTACTGGATCAAAATATAATCCAAATTTATTTTTAGTTACGTATTTACCTCTTCCTTTTCTGTCTGTTTTCTTTTTAATAGGTCCTATAAAAGTTTTATTTGTTTTTTCAGATAGTTCAGCGGCTCTACCACTAGATGTAAAATTGTAATAATTTTCCAAAACTCCTGCTGTAAGACCAAATTTTTCTTCAATAGATTCTTTTTGTTTTTCAATTGATGATTGTTTTGCTCTTTCACTGACTCCAAATGTTTTTTCATTGGCAATTTTAGAAGCCATACTTCCAATTTCTTCTTTACTAGCATTAGCTCCTAATATTATTTTAGCAGTTTTAACAAATGCATTTTCCGTATCTTCGGCTAAAGCTAAATCTCTTTTTAATTGTCTATCTTTTTCAGCTTCCATAGTTTGAAAATCTTGTTGTGCTTTTACATCTGCTAATCTTTGCATTCTAGCTTTTCTTTCTCTTTCATCTGCAATATCCATTTCTAGTCCAGCTAGTTCTGCTTCTCTTTGTAAATCTTTTCTACGTTGTAAATCAGAAAATAATTGATCTGTAGGTTCTTGAAAAGCCATTGCAAGATTTGCAAGTGTACCACCACCTCTTGTTTCAGATAATCCTCTTAGACCACCTTGAATTAATAATTTTGATAGAGGATCCATAGCCGGATTCTCATAATTTTTAATTATTTGTTCATATCTTTCTCTGGCTGTTGGACCACCATCTTCGTATTCGTCTCTTATACCAGACATAATACCATTCATATTAACACCCCCACCTCTTCTAAACATGGGTCTTTTAAATACATTACTCATTATCTTAGTGCTCCGTAAATTCCAGCTAAAGTAGAAGCTGTACTTAATGCTGTTTGTGTTCCGCTAGGACTTGGAGAAAATATTTGTTTATCTTGACCTGGATACCCAGCAATTAAACTTGTAACTCCTGAACCATAAGCTTGTGCAGCTGTTAAAGGTTGTTGTAATCGTTGTTGTGCCAGTTGTTGTTGAGCTTGTAATTCAGATTGTTTTTGAGCTTGAACATTTGCACCTAAAGTTGCAAGACCAGAAATTTGTCTTCCTTGTAAACCTTGTTGTCCTGTTGCAAGACCCATTTGTTGTTGAAACTGTCTTCCTGCTAATTGCTGTGCTTGACCAAAACCTTGTTGTAATAATTGTGCCTGTAGTGCAGCTCTGTTTTTATCAGATTGTGATTGAAATTCTGCTCTTTGAATACCTTCTCTAGCACCACCAAACGCTCCGGAAACAGTCGCCTGATCTTTGATTTGTTGTTCTCTTAGTTGTGCTTGTTTGTCAAATTCTTGTAGTGTTGTATCAATTACGTCTTTTTGAAATGGAGACATAAAAGCTTGATAAGCTTGTGGTCCCGTTGCTTGTTGTGCCGCTGTTAAAAATGGTTGAAAAGATCCAATACCTGCTGTTGCTTGTTTGATTGCTTCTAATTGAAGTGGATCCATTTGAGCCACAAACTGTGGTCCAAATACTTTAGAAAGGTCTGCTGTTTTAAATTTACCTGAAGCAGTGGCTAAATCTTTTAAAAATGCTTTACCAGCCCCTTCAATAAACGCTGGTGGTAATACTCTTGTTTCTGTGACTGCCATTATGCTCTACCGCCTTTTTCTAATTTTTTCATCATATCATACATACGTTGTGCACCCAAGTTAACGTTTCCGTTACCCATTCCTCTCACAGCATCAGCTGTAAATACAAATTCATTATTTGAAAGCATCGCAGGGATGTCGTCTGCTTTCTCTTTTACACCAACTGGAGGTATAAATCCACCACTTTTTCTAAGATCTAATTCTTTGACGCCTGCTTTATTAACTCTTTTAGGTAGACCCATGATGCCTGATGCCTGATCCACTACACTACCACCTGTAGCGTAATTAATCCCTCTTCCTGCAGAACCAGTTCCTCTTTGAGTAGGAAATTGAGACGTTGGAGGGGTAGTGGTCCCTGGAAACTTAGGTAATATATTTGCTGATGATCTTGGTGCATATTTACCATATTTATTTTTTTTAGCATGGGCATCTATAATTCTCATGGCATCATCTTTATCGAAATTTAAAGCTTGATTTATCGTGTAATCTTCTCCAAGATCTTTTGCCATACTTAAAAGACCTACAACATCTGTTTGTAACTGCATACCATAAGAAGGATTAATTAGTTTTGCTAAATTTTCTTCATCTTTAAATTTTGCAGCCATTCCAGGTCCTATTAACATAGGTCCTGATGACGATCCCGGTGGCAGTCCCAAAGGATCTGCAAAACGACTCGTGTCGTATCCTAAACTCATCAATCTAGATAGTGCAATATTTCTTGTATCTTCGATTCCTCCAGTAAAAGTTCCTTGTCCATATTTAGACATATCAAAAGGCACGGGTTTTGGTTTTGGTGTTGCAGGTTGTTGAGGTTTTTTAGGTTTTGTAGGCGTTCTACGTAAATATTGCAACACTTGATTGTACACAGGATTACCTTTAACAGGAGCTGGTCCACCGATTTGAACACCTGGTCCACCAATTCCATATCCAACTCTACCTCCATCTGCATACTCTGATGAATTGACTCTAACAAATTGTTCTACTTCTTCTGAACTAGCGTTTGGATTTAATGCTGTGTAATAATCTCTTAAATAAACTCTTAATGCGTTGGGATCTCTTTTTAATTGTTCTACCTCTTCTTCTGTTTTACCGGCAAAAAGTCCACTTAATAAACTTGCACCTCCAATGAGACCTGCAACAGATTTCTTTGATCCTAATATTTTTCCAAATAAATCAGTTCCTGTACCTCTGGCTGGTAATAAACCTGCAAGACCTGACAATGGACCCATACCCATAAGGCCAGCTCCACCAAAACCTAATATAGCCGCTTTACCTACAGGTGACTTAACAACTTTTTTAACAGCTTTTTTTACAGACTTAACCAAACTACCTAGTCCGTATAATTGTCTTGGTTGTTGCATTCTACTTATTGTCATATTATTCGTCCGATGCTGTTCCTAATGGTGGCATTGCAGCCACTTTAATTTTTAAAGATCTTGTAATGTATTCTCTTTTTGTTGGAGAATTTGGATCTGCGATATCATCTTCTGCCTCTTGATCAGAAGAGTATTCGTAATTTGTATTTTTATTACGTAATACTACCTCAGTTTCACACTCAACAACAGGTACTTTTTTACCGTTTATTGTTTCATATCTTACTGATGCAGGCTCTTTAAATGCCATATTAATTGCCTCCTAATCCACTTGAATCAGCTATATATACTCTTGTAGTTTCAAGTAAAGCTGCAGTTCCACTTATACCAGATGTAGCAGTAGTTTCAATCTTTAAGATATCTCCTGCCTCTAACACAATAGAGCCCTTAAGAACGTTGATAATTAAAGGTCCTGTCATTTCTACATATGCTATTACAAAATCTGCAGATGCTGAAGTATCTGTAATGCTTACAGTAACGTTTTTACTACCGCTTATGTTTGTAAGCTGTAACGTTTGAAATATAGTGGTTGTTTCATTTGGACATGTATAAACAGTGTCTGCACTATTTGGACCACTTGGTGTATAGAATGCATTTTTGTATCTATTTGACATCCACCTTTTCTTCTTCTTTTGGTAACTCTTTTTTCAATAAATCAATATAATTTTTTTCAACTATGTTTAACTCACTAAAATCAATAGTTAGTTGATCTTTTTTAGCTTTTATATTTTGTAATCTAGCTAAGATTAACTTACCATTGTCGGATAGTTTATCACTATCATACTCTTTATTATCAACATTGAACTTCATATTAAAACCCCCATCCTTCTTTGTTGTCTCCACCTCCCTTGAACCATGAGTATCTATCTGATTTTTCATTTAGTTCTTGTAGGAAAGTAGAATTCAATTGATCGACTATTGATTGTATAGCTCTATTAATTTGTTTTTGTGTTGAAGAATCATATTCTGCTTTTGGTTCAGGTATTCTTATTACTATTTTGGCCATTAGAAACTACCCATTTCATCAGATCCACCGCTACCACCCATAAAATCTCTATCTTGTGCAAAATCAGATTGATATCCACCTCTACCTTCTCTTTCATTTTGTTGTCTCATACGTTCAACTTCAGCTCTTTGTCTTGCTTCTTCTTGTGCTCTTCTTGCCGCCTCTTCTCTAGCTTTTCTTGCCGCCTCTTCTCTAGCTTTTCTTGCCGCCTCTTCTCTAGCTTTTCTTGCCGCCTCTTCTCTAGCAGCTTTGTCTATAGCTGCTTGTTGAATTGCAGTATCTACTCTTCCTGTACGAGAAAAGGCAGATATACCACCCACGTTCATTGGATTTATTGCTCCTTTAGAAGCCTCAAACTCATAATCATAAGCTCCTGTTTCTGTTACATCCCCTTTTACGTTTTTTCCATCTAAAGTTTGTAACAAACCAGTTGTAATATTTTTATAAACTTCAGTTGGAACACCGTCTACTAAAACTGTTCTCTTACTTCCTGGTTCTAAATTACCAAATAAACCTATGCCTCTAGGTCCATCACCAGGGCCTTCTATTTGAATGGGTAGCATAGGCATACGTCTTGGTTCAGTAATATTTGATTCTGATTCTGTTTCTTCATCAAAATCTATTACGTAAGGATTTGTTGATTCATTGTAATCGTCAAAAATACCAGTGATGCTTGGAATTCCTCTTCTATCCAAATAGTCTAAGACATCTTGATATAAAAATGTGCTAGGTGTAAAAGATCCTATGTTAGGTCCTATTCCTAATCTATTTCTCACTGGTTTCATTATCTTCTTCCGTCTGGTTGTATATCTAACTTAAATGTGCCAAATCTCCAAGACTCAGCGACAGCATCATTTTCTATTTTTATATTAACAAACCTGCCTCTGGCCCTAGTATCCTTTTTATCAGTTGATGAGGTAATTGTAAAGGGGCTCAAACTGCTTGAACTGTCAGATTGCTGTGGATACCTTTTAATTCCTAAGGTAACTTTAGCATTTCCTGCGATTGTTTCAAAGTCTGGAACAAAACGTCTAACAGCTAAGAATGTTTCTCCTGCTATTCCGCCTTGAGCTTGCAGGTCAAAATCAAAAGATTTTATAAATGATGAGACTGTTGTAACAGTTCCTGTTTCATCAACCTGGTCAGTTCCTACTTCATGTTCAAATAATTGTGATCTACCTAAACCAGACTCTCCAACTATTACAGGAAAGGTCCCTGATGCATTACTCGTGAACTTTGTTGCAAAAGGTTTTGCATATATCTCTGCATCTATCCAACTTGTTCTAGCTTCTGTACCTGTATACCAAACTTTATCTGTATAATTATATATTACATATTTATCATTAAAGTCTGAGTTTGCAGACGGATAATACCAAATAACTTCTGTGTATAAATTATTTATGCCTGCAAATACTTGTTGTCCTTTTGTGGTATCAAAATCATCGTAAACAAAATCTTCTACAGTACAAGGCAAAGATCTAACTGTACCATCAAAAGCAAAGAATCCTTTTGGTGACATCCAAAAAGCAACACCATCTATTTCTACAACAGCATTCTTACCTATTAATCCACAATTAGTCCCTACTTGATCAAAGCCAAAAGTAAAAGGTGAGCCTACAAATCTCATATTGTAAAGAGCATTGTCTGTCCATATCAACATAGTTTCTTTTGCTCTTATTCCACCCATTAATTTTGTTCCATCTTGTAATCTTTGATTACCTGCTGTATTTGTAGAAGTGGGTAGATAAGTATTAATATCTTCTTGATCAGAAAATACTACAGCCATGTTATCTTGTTGATTCGGCGGTGATCCGAGAGGCGTGGGTATGATAGTTCCAAAATGCACTAAGTGTCTTGTTGTTGGAGATACCATTGTAAATCTTGATATGGCAGGATTGTTTGTTGTTGCAAAACCAGATGTAGAAGTAGATGCTCTAACTGTTGTAGGATTATTTGCACCTGCATTCCATGTAAATGTTTGACCATTTGCAATTGTTGCAATTAAAACTTCACCAAAGTTATCAAGACTCCAGAGGCCTGGTTCTAGAGTTATGTCACTAATTGTTGAAGCAGTTCCCCATGTGCTTGCTCCCCATGTGTTTGTACCCCATCCATAACCTTGTGTTTGAGTCTGTGGTCCTACTTTTACATAAGGAGTTACAGTCACACTGCCTCCTGGACCTGCATTGCCTGAAGCGTTGCTGCTTTGTGTTATTTTAAAATTGTTTGCATCTACAACAGTTGTTACTTGAAATAGCTTGTCATCAAAATCAGATGCAGAAAAACCTGTACCACTTGGTAAAGTTGTTGAAGATAAAGAAATAATGTCTCCAGCTTCCAATCCATGATCAGTAGATGTTAAAGTAACTAAAGGTGAACTAGAAACAGTTGTAATAGTTGTTGAACCTAAAGCTCCACTTAAAGGTGTAATATCAAAAAGATCACCTTCGTAATATAAAAGTAAAAATTTATCTGTGCCAATCGCAACATATTTTTTTCCTGTTATATCAACAAATGCATGCATTGCTCTTGCAACGCCTACCAAAGATTTTTTAACTGGAGATTGCCAACCGCCAACTTTTTCAGGTAAGCCATATCTAAATCTTACGTTGTCCGAATCAATCCAACGTTGTTCTGCACCTGCAGTTGTATTTTGTTTATCTATTCCAGGAAGTAGTTTGAAATCAACAAGAGCCATCTTGTTAGCTCCTTACGCTGTATTTGTTTTAAATGCCCAACCTCTTGTTGCATCTACATAAACCACAGTAATAGCTTGACCATTTGTATTTAAAGTTAAGTTTGATGTAGCAGAATTTATAGGTTGACTGTTTCTGTTTACTGTTAAATTATTTGAGTTAAAAGTTCCTCTTGCATCTATAATTGTAACTTCATCACCCACAGCTGGTGAAGCTGGTAGTGTAATTGTAATTCCTGAACTTGTTGTGTTTGCAAAAATTTGATCACCCGCAACAGCTGTGTATGCAGAAGTTATTGTGTTGTAACCTTTTGTAATTGGTCCTGACTTTACATTTGTACCGTCTGAATATAAAACCATTTTAGCACCTACAGGAACTGTAACTCCTGTTCCTGATACAGTTTTAACTGTCAGTGTATAATGTGATGCTGATCTTGTTGTTGCATCTTCTATGATAAATACTCTTTCAGCAGAATCTGGCATAGTCACAGTTCTATTTGCTGCTAGAGTTCCAGTTAGTTTGTAATATAAATTTTTACCGTTTGATGTTTGAAAGCTGGTTAGGGCTAAAGCTACATCTGAAGACGCTACATCTAAAGATAAATATCCTGATGCCGCTTGTTCTAATATCTGTAGATTCGTATTTGTAATTGACCCCCATGTACCAGACTTTTCACCTGTTGTTATGAGTTCTAGTTTTAGGTCACTTGATGTACTTGATGCCATATTATTCTCCTTATATTACATATTATATTAATTTTCAACAGAATCAAGGTGTTGGTAGTACTAATCTAAAGGATCTATTTCAACCCAAGTTCCCGTTGCTCCTGTTGCTATTGGTGTCCATGTCTGTGAAGCACCTGTTGCTATTGGTGTCCATGTTTGTGAAGCACCTGGATCTATAGCAGACCACGCTCTTATAGATACCTGACCTGTTGATAAATTTACTCTACTTCCTGTAGGTGATACGTTTGCATCTGCAATAATTGTTACAGTTCCTGTAGAAATATTACTTCTATTACCTGTAACATCAACGTCTGCATTTCCAGTTACAGTTACATTACCAATGTTAATATTTAATCTGTTTCCAGTAACATTAACAACTGCATTACCTACAACAGTTACACTGCTGTTACCTATATTAATCCTATTGCCTGTTACATTAATAGCTGCGTTTGCATTTACAACTACGTTACCAACTGCAATATTAAATCTATTGCCTGTAACATTGACTACAGCATTTTGAGGTACTGTGTTACCACCGAATGTGGTTACTGCAAAAGGAGTTCCACCAAAAAACATGGTTACGCTCCTGGATCGATAATGTTATTGCCTTCTATCTTGGCCCATTCTTGTATTGC